GTAGCAGTCGTATCGGTAGGCTCTATTAAAATTGAATTAGCAGCAATAAAAGCCGCTGGGGTCTGGGCAGTGGTGGTATTGCCGGTAGTACCACCCTTAAGTATTAAGCTACCAGAATCTCCAGTTGCTGTGGTATAAAAGTCACCGGCAGAGCCATCAAATTCAACCTCAGTTACATAAGCATTAAGATCATTAGAAATTACTACTTCGTCATCACCTACCAAAGGCTTCCTATCAAAAGTAAACGGACCTTCATGAGTTGAAGGACCCGTTACGTTTAAAGGACCTGTAACAGTAATAGGACCAGTAGCATTGTAGCCTGCTGGGAAAGATACTGGATTGGTCGCAAAGGTTGCAGGGCCAGTTGCGGTGAAAGCTCCGTCCCTAGGCACTAAGGCATCTGAAGCTGCCTCTACGATAGCTGTAGTAGCGAGCCCAGCGCCAGTAAACGATATGGGGTTGACTGTGTCAGCAGCAGTATATCTTAGAATATCTCCTACAGCCCCAGTAGGTAAGTTGAAGGTCCCCCCTCCTCCACCGCCACCACCTGTGACAATAGTTGAAGGGGCATACAAAAAAGTTCCGTCACCAACAGCAGAATAGGCTAATACTTGGTTTTCGGTGGGTATATGGTCACTAGCTACGTCAGCAAGATCAAAAGAGCTAACTTGAAGAGCAGAGGCTTGTACTTCTACAAGCTTATCTGCATCTCCATCTGAATTGTACCCTATCGTTAAAGCATGTTTCTTTTCAGACACTAACTATCTCCTTTAGCTCTTGTATTGCTCAGGATCTTTGTTATCATCTTCATCGTCGTCTGTGTCCTTAAGAATGCCAGATAACAGATCTTCAAGCTGATTCAGAGCATCCATAACCTCTTCTTGGGTTTTGCTCTCTTCGTCAGGCTCGACATCGCCCTCTGGCGTTTCGTCGTCTTCTTCTTCCTCTGCTTCCATGTCTTCAGCGGGTGCCTCTTGCCCTGCTTCTTCATCTTTCACCTCTTCAGCAGCTTGCTCGGCATCCATTTGTGGCTCGGCTTCAGAACCACTATCCATGGGGTCTTCAGAACCTAGGTCCGCTTCACCCTCTTGATCTTCCGTATCCATTTCGCCATCTGCCATATCTTGAAGTTTAGGAGAAAGCATCTTAAGAACATCTCCAATCTTTCCTAAGTCTTGAGCAACCTTAGTGAAATCCATGTAGTTCATCAGGCTGTTTTCATTGAGACTCTCAGAGTAGTCAGCCGCTGCAAAGATCTCACTTAGGAAAGTAGCCAAATCAATTGTTTCCGCGCCATCTTTAAGAGGAAGGATATCCGCAAGTTCTGTTAATGTCTTCTCCAGTAAAGACCCTTCTGGGGTCTTGCTAGCGATAGCCCTAAGAAGTTCTGCCTCTGTGAGGGCCAATGTTTTAAAGGTAGGAACGTCAGTCAGTTGCTTAATGTCTATTCCGTATTTTTCATTTAGAGTTTCAAGAACAAATCCCTTTACAGGCTTTTTCATACGGTAAACGTCAGTTGCAAAAGAGTTCAAGTCTTTAGCTTTGATAGCCGTCTCATTCATTGAAAGAGCGTTACGCAATATTCCAGAAATTTGTTTCTTAGTTGCTAAGGCAAAGTAAGGAACCTCAGTAATGGTTTGCGCCACTTGGTGACGAACAACCTCTTCATCACTCTCAAACACCATGGAAGCAAGCTCATGAATCTGCTCGTTTTCTATCCAGATGTTTTCAAAGTTTTGCTTGGCCTCCATGAGTTCTTTCTGAACTAACTCTTTTCTGCAAAGATACTCATAGAGATCAACCTTACCTCTAGGGCAAACTTCAAAGACTTTGTTTTCCTTTAATTGCTCCGCGCTCATACGAGGAAGCTCAAAAGATGTTGAAACTAAAGTCGTAAGTTTCATACCATTCTGAATTCCAGGAGTCTGAACGGTGTCCCTGTTTTCCATAAGGAACTCAACAAGATTGTCCTTCATCTCAAAGAGTCTTCCAAACTGCTCGCTAGTTACAACCGAGGTTTGCTCCCCAAATCTTTGGACCTTCTCGGACAGTCTATTCTTAATTCTTTCGTAGGACATCTTAGCTTCAAAGAGAGACAGGATCTTATCAAAGGATCCTTCTGCCTCTTGATAATCGTCTTCTAACAGGCTAAAAAGAACTTCAGAGACTTTCTTATCTACAGATGACTCATACACCTTTCTGTCCTCAAGAACACTGGCGTCTTCAACTGCAATGTTAGATAGTTTTAATACTGGTTTGAAAGAATACTTACCACTTATGACATTACCAGTCTCAGTTAAGTAAGTGACCACACCATCCTCAACGCCAAACATTTCGACGTTTTCCCTTAAGGTTCTAGCTAAGTAATCTCCTATTTTGATAAGATTACTAAACTCTTTCCCACGATTTTCAATAAGATTCGTTAACATGATATTAAAACTTCATCAAAATTATTTAGACTGTTCTTCTTCGTCTTGTTTGTTAAAATGACTCTTTGACTTAAAGTCCTCCAGTAGAACGAGCAATTCATCATCACAACCTGCCTCCATAGCCAAGGACTTCATGGAATCAAAGTCTAAGGCATTGGATTCTGCCATTGGTTCTCCACCTGCGGGCGGGGGAGGGGCTCCCCCAGGCTGACCTGCGGCCACCGCTCCAAATACGGGATTACTCTGATCCTCCTTTAGACCATCCTCAATGCTCCCAATTTCTTCATCCGAAAGCTGGTAATAATCCTTGTATATTTTCTTCATTGGGAAAATACCGAGACTTTTCACAGCTTGGACCACTCGGGTCTTTTGCTCGTCAGTTTCCAGATATCTCTTGATAGCCATGTCAGAAGGGGCAGGTAACTTAATACGCACACCATCAATCAAAGTGGCAGGATAACCACGAAGCATAAGGTGCCTCTTAGCCAGGGTC